TACCGTTAATCTCAAGTTCTTCCTCTTCGGTTTGTAATTCAGAACCACCTGCAATCAGGTAGAATGAATTGTAACCTTTGGTGTTTGAAATCAGGAATTTCTCATCTTTGAATTTTTTAATCAAAGCTTTCTCTGTTTCATATGCCATAGCCGCATTAGTTTTACGGATTTCTTCGATTGAAGAACCATCTTCAAAATAATAGCGACCACGAATTGCACTTTTTGCATGACTGGCTCGTGAAGCAAGAATGAAGAAACCAAACACTTTGGTTTTACCTACAACACGGATCCATTCTAAAGCAGAACGCAACAATTCTTCATTTGTGTAATATGAATACACTTTGTTTTTATCTGGACAAAGAGCATATTCAAATTTGTTTTTACGGTCACGAATAACAACATTCGAACTACGGATATCAAAGCTGTATCCATAAACATGTTTTTCTGAAACACCATCATAGTTTTTGCGTTCAACTTCAACATAATGACTAGAAGCATTATCGGCATCACCGTCATGGACAATAACCAAACTTGTTATGTCGAGGTTATTGGTTGTACGGAAATTATTCAAAATTGAACCGACTGCAAATACTGCCTGAACCAAAGGTGTGTTTGAAAGATTTTCACTTTCAGGACGACCAATGCGGTTGTATTGACCTCTAGTGTATACATAACTTTCTTTCAAAAGAATTAGATTACGCAAACTCTTGGTGAATTCAACATTAGACATTTTTGAATTGATGTATTCACGCAATTGTACATTAGAGAAGGCTAATTGACCAACCTTGCGAGAGAAGGAGTCACCATCATCTTTGCGTTTTGCAAAAGTATCTAAACCACGATTAGTAAACCTATCTAAACCACGGTCGATTTGATATGTTTCAGCACAATCAGTAAAACCATATACTGCAAAAGGAATATTCACTTTGCGACAGAACATAGACAGAACCAAAATCTGTTCAATTGAACCTGCCATGTTATCAGACATAGAACCAGAACAATCAAGTAACAGAATCAAACCATGAGACTTGCCTTTTGGCACCAACATCACTTTACGGAAAATGTTGTCATCAAACTTGTAATTGCAAAGTTTGTTAATGTCAATATCACCAGTATCAGACAGTTTAGATTTACTAAACGCCTTGGCAGCTTTACGCATTTCAAACTCTTTGGCAAGTAGACCAACATAGCGGTCATTCTTGTTTTTAAAATCTGTTACTAATTTCTGAACATATGCATTATCAAAACCGCCATCAGCAATTCGTTCAGCATAATAATTACTCAACAATTCTTGAACACGTTTTGCAGGTGTAAATACATTCTTAGCATTTACTGTAGGAATATTCAAGTAAAGGTAAGGTTTGCATTTTGCATCAAGCAATGAATTTTCATTTTGACGATATGAATCATCGGTGCGACATTCAGGTGAATATTGGTCGCCTTGAGATTCTACAGATTTTTTGTAACGGTCAAATTCAGGTTCACTTTGTGTTTCATCAGAATCATCATTTTCTGTTTCATCAGTTTCAGATGAACTTTCGGTACTTTCAGTTTCATCTTCTGGTTTTTTATCGGATGATTTACTGTTTCGATTTTGTTCAGGCTGACCATTTTCATCTTCTTCATAATCAAAGTCTTCAGTATCGCCAACTTCATCATCACCATCTTCCATATCAGACATTTCGAAATCACGCATTTGCTGTTGCATTTGCATTTCTAATTGTTCATTTTTTGAATAATCATAAATTTCATTAGTCA